TCTCTTAATCAAAGATGCAAACTTAGAGTTAAGTATTTATGCTCAACGATCAAAACAACTAAATAAACTTATCTCTAAACGTAAAGAATTTATCGGTGTTGCAGGAGAAAACCTGGACGATCTGATTTCGACAATTGTGGATAATGAAACCGAAGAGTTTCAAGAAACAACAACCTCTGAAGTTGATTTCTAATGCATCGTATTCTTTACGCAATTGAATCCGACAAAGGTTTCCTCTCAGACATTGAACGTTACACAGCTAACATTTTAGATGCTGTAACTTTTGTGGACTTTGATGTGGCTGCCAGCAGACTAGCAGCACTAGATGATTGTCTAAGTGAAACCTGTTGGATCGTAGCTAAACAAGTTCCTTTCCCTAGACCAACTCCATTTCAACTACATCACTAATCTTTCCCTCAAATGAACGAAACTCTTTTCACTAAGCTTCAAAATTTTCGCGGAGCGCTCAACAATTCTGCTCTTGAACGTGAAGACATTATCGATGGATTATTAGCAACGCTTTTAAGTAAGCAGAATGCGTTTCTGCTAGGTGTACCGGGCACAGGTAAATCAGATCTAGTCAGGAGTATCTGCGGGGGAATCATTAAAGGGAACTATTTTGGTTATCTGTTGACTCCCACAACGGATCCATCAGAGGTGTTTGGTCCAGTCGCCGTGACTAAACTTTTAAACGACGAATATACCAGAGATACAGAAGGTTATTTACCTACCGCACACATAGGATTCCTTGATGAATTGTTTAGGGGAAGCTCTGCGATCCTAAACTCATTACTGACACTATTAAACGAACGCACATTCAACAACGGTAAAGAAGTAATTGAAACTCCGATTCAATCTATTATTGCTGCTACAAATAGTTGGCCGGATGAAGAATCCCTACAAGCGTTTGCAGATCGATTCTTGTTTCGCCCCACGGTGAATCTGTTACGAAAACCGACTTCAAAGCGCATACTTGACGAGTGGGCTCTCGGTATCGATAAACGACCTATAGTAGGTGCTCACATCACACTCACTGAGTTACAAGAATTACAGCAGGCTGCTCAGGAGATTGAAATTGCAGACGAATTCCTTGATCGATTTAGCAGTGTGTGGGAGATGCTCGCTAACCGCAACATCCTCATTAGTGATCGACGCCGAGTACAAATACTCAAGTTCCTAAAAGCTTGGGCAATAGTGCAAGGCGACGATAGACTTTACCCAGAGCATATGCACAATAGTTTAGTGCATATTGTATATCAGACTAAGGAAGATCAGGAAGTAATTTTAGAGATACTCGAGCAGGAAGTTCCCACGGCGGAGCACATATTCAGTCACGCTAAACGTGCAGCAGCTGGAATAATGGGAGAATATGCAACTCATACTCATAAATTTCAAGCAAAAGGATTAGGAGATTTTAATGATTTTGTCACTTTGCTTAGAAAATATCACAAAGACATGGTGACTGTACGAGATAAAGTAATCGACATCCTAGACGGGACACAGTTTAGAATGTCAATTTCTGTTAGATCTAAAGGTGTAAAACTACAGCAGAGCTTACAACATAACTGTGATATCTTAACTCGTTCCATCAGCAACATCAGCAAAGAGTAAACAAATGACCCATCCAACTCACACTGAAATTATTCGTCTCATTGCTAATGAGCCGTTAACTCTTGCGTGTTCAGCACTGGCAGATTTTTTGTGGGATGACTTTATACGAGACGCACGTCCATCAGTTACTTATCTAATTAATACTTACAACATAAAACAACTTTCACGGTTTGGTAAAGAATTGTTCGAAAGATTTTATAGCGGCGACGATGTTAAATGGTTAGTAACCGAGGAAGCTTATGAGGACTACTTTAGAAAAATGTGTGACGGAGATACCACGGCGATTCCACAAGGTTATAAACCAGAAAACGGAATCTGGTACGCAATAATGAGTGACTTGAGTCAAGCAGTTGCGTGGCCTGCATTAGTGCAACGAAGCGTAGGTAATCAGTTCAACGCAGGCAATAACGCTATAAACACTCTTAACGAACTCTCGAAAGTAATTTCTGAGACTATTGAGCAGGGTCAATTCGATGTACAACTGTTAACTGCTACGAGTCAAAAACTCGAAGATCTACGTCAACAGTGTCAAGTAGCTCAGGCTAAAGGAGATATTAAAGAAGCCAATAAAATTCGCCAAGAAGGTAAATTGCTTGGGGAAAAGATAGCCGAAGCTGTTCAAGAAGCTCGCAATAAAATTCAAAGTCAATCACACGGAATCGTAGATAAAGTTTTAGAAAAGTGTCAAGAAACAAATGATGCTATCGATTCGCTTTATGGAACTCAAGCTGGTTCAGGATCGCACCTAGCAGATTTAAAGGAGAAGAAAGATTTAGCAAAACGTTTAAGTTATAATCAGCAACTCCAACGTTTAATTCAAAAACTCGGCGCACTCCGTCGCACATGGCAAGAGAAGAAACGCGCAAGAAAGATAACGGATAAATACGAATTTATTACCGGCGCAAAGTTCGGTGATGACGTACCTAAAACATTTCCTAGTGAAATTGCTTTAGCTAGTACTGAACAAGGTCGTGCATTGTTTGCACTAAAATATTCGCAAAAAACTCTATTAACTAAAGACTATACAGCACACCGTAAAGATATTGGTAAAGGACCAATAGTTATTTATATTGATGTTTCTGGTTCCATGGGTGGCGAGCCTGAGCTATGGAGCAAAGCTATCACATTCGTTATTGCTGAACAAGCACTCAAGGAAAAACGTAATGTACAGATAAATTTGTTTGATACAAGAATCGCAAATTCAATAACTTTAGAATCAAATCGAGCGAATAATTCTGAACTTCTTGACTTTGTAGGTACTTGGACACTCGGAGGGGGTACAAGCTTCAGTGCTGTTATTGCCCACGCTTTGGATACAGCTAAGATCAAAGATCAAACGGATGTGCTGATGATAACTGACGGACAAAGTGAAGTAAATGAAGTATTCATTAGTCGTTTAAACAAATTTAAACAAACTAACGGTTTGCAATGGAGCACTATTTGCATAAACTCCATAATTCCTTTGGTGTGTAAGACATTTAGTGATGAGCTTTACTCTGTAAATTTAAAAGATCAAGATAAAACAATAGATATTATTCAAAAATGTTTAAGATGAATAACCATCAAGAACTATTAAAAATAGAGGAAGAGTATGAAGCACGTCGTAACACTGATATTGAACATCTAGAGGACACCGACAACAACGAAAACTATATAGGTTATATGTTTTTGGAAGAGAGTACCAGTGAGTTATACGTGTGCCACGGGCGAATCAACGGAGAATGGCGTTGGGTTAAAATTGAGGCCAAAGATGGTGATAAACTTTCTCCATCTCTAAACCGTGACCCCGAATGAGATTAGAGTGCGCCCAAGCGATAACAGAAATTAAAGATAAATATAATCCTGAAAATACTAGTGACGCTGCATTAGAAAATTGGATATATACCTGTATATCTAATGCCCTGAGCAAGCAAAAGTTTGACCCTAAACCGGGAATTAAATACTTAGATTGTTTATTGGATTTTCACTCGGATTTACTTATCTTCAATATCTTCAAGAAACCCGTAGTAAACCTAGTCACAGGAAAAGATAATGGGTGTTTTTACGATGTGTCTATTCTTTCAACTACTCACTTTAAAAAATTTTTTGGGACAACTGATATTGCTGAATTAAAACAAACAGTTTCTTTTTCTCCTATTGATATTCTGGACATCAGTAACTCTATTGCAGAAGAAATCCGCGATTGGTGTACTAATATTGAAGACATATTCCAAGTTTTACAGATGAATCAGTGAGCACCATTAGTTGAAATCTAAAGAAAATTTTAGATAGCTTGCAACCCATCCAGTCTTTTCTATGTTTAACCAGTCACTTCTTTCTGACATGAACTTCCAATTCTGCCTCAAGGGAAATCCAATTGAGCCGAACGAGGCTGCTGCTCTCCTGACGGTTACAAGGGGAGTAAGCAAAAAACCTTTTGAGATCGAACTCTCTACTCTTCTGGATTTTAAAACCGTAGATAGCAAGAAGCTCTTTGAGCTGGCCGTTAAAAACAACGATCAAGCTCTAGCTTCATTGGCTTGGAAGGTGTCAATGGATCAAACACAGCATCGCCCCAAGTCGCAGAAAACAACTGAGACTAAACCTAAGCAGACTGTCTTCATTCACGACAACACTAACGTGGATGAGATCATTCACAAAATAGTTCAATCCACGGCTTACCCCTTTGTGGGGGCGGCAATGATCCTAAAAGCCGCTAGCGATAAAGAATGGATTACTCTTCGTGAAACAGCTTTAATGTTTGCTAATAATATGTGGGCTGTACCAAACGTCTCCCGCAGTTCGCGATTCTTTCGTGGGTTGACTGTCGAGAACGGTAAGTTTACGACCTTGGATCAAAGTGCAGGGGTTCCGAGGCGGATGACTTTCCACGTGTCACCGCTCTATATCAGCCTGCGGGAGGGCTTGATTTACTGCATCAAAGAAGGGTTGGTAGAGCAGCGTCGGATGCTCTCAACGGGCTGTACGGATAAGCAAAAAGTCGTTTCCCTCTCCATAGCGAAGATGAAACGAATGTACTACAAAGTACGGCTGACACCCAAGGGTCAGGAGCTGTGTAATCAATGGGGCGACATGGAAGACTATATCGTACGCCAATTCACGGCCTAATCCGCAAACTGAGCCAACAAACTCAAAGTAGAGTAAAGTGCGTCATCGAAAGGTGACGCACATTTTTTTGTCCTAAAAATGAACTTAATTTTTGTTGACTCTGATGAAGAATGCGCCAAGCATTTACCGGACTTGTATAAGTATGAAAAAATCATTTTGGATACTGAGACAACTGGATTAGACAGTTGGACAGCGAAACTTCGTTTAATTCAAATTTGTTCCGCATCTATCGAAGATATAGACGATCCAGTTTATGTTTTTGATGTATTTAAGATTGACACAACAGCGCTATGTAAATACATTGAATCGCGCTCCACGCTGATTGCTCACAACGCAAACTTTGATCTTCAATTCCTATATTCCATAAAGTGTGATTTTAAAAATAAAATTTTCTGCACTTATATAGCGGAGCGAATATTACGATCAGGTTTTAAAGAGAAACGAATTGCACCTCAAACAAAGAAGTCTTATTTTGCCGACGTTTCTTGTGGATTAAAGGCCGTGGCTGAAAGAAGGCTAAATATAGAGATAAGTAAGGAACAGCAGACGTCAGACTGGAGTGCAGAGAAACTGTTAGAAGAACAGTTAATCTACGCAGCAAAAGATGTTAAGATCCTCCCTCTTATAGCTAAGCAGCAATTCGAAGAGCTAAAAGAAGAAGGGTTACTTGAGATTTATTCGATTGAAAGTCGATGCATACGACCCGTAGCTTTAATGTGCCGCCGAGGTTTCAACATCGATTTAGAAAAATTAAAATCTTTAAAATTAAAAACAATTGAACATCTAGAGGAAAAGACTTTACAGTTTGTTAAAGAGCTGGACGAGCGTTTACCTAGTGATAGTAAGCTTCCTAAAGATCTGGAAGGAAAGATTGCACTAGGTAAAAAAGTAAAAAAAGAATTTAACCCCGCTTCAACAGCTCAAATTGTTGCTGCATTTACAGCGTGTGGAATTGCAGTGCCTCTGGATGGAGTCACAGATAAACCTACGCTGAATCAGGTTGCGTTATCTGAGTTCGATAGCGATGATCCAACACTAAGGCTGTACCGCGAGAGAGCCAAAATCGAGACGCGATTGGAGCATGTAAATAAACTAATTGATAACATAAATCCTATTTCGCACCGTATTCATTCTGGATACAATCAAGTCGGCGCTAATTCAGGGCGGTTTACCAGTAGTGGCGCACCAAAAGTCGCCAAAACCAAGCAAAAAACAGTTTTTGGAGTCAATATCCAGCAAATTCCAAGAACAAAAGATATACGAGAATGTTTTATTGCTTCTGAAGGATTTGAACTGGTTATATGTGATTGGGCTCAGATTGAACTTCGTCTAGGTGCTGAATTAATTAATATCCCTCAGATGAAAGAGGCTTTTACTAACGGTGTTGACCTACACACCCTAACAGCAAGTCTGATCTACAAAAAAGACATTCTTGATGTTACAAAAGAAGAACGGCAAGACGGTAAAACATTGAATTTTGCTTTGTTATACGGTATGGGTTTTAGAAAATACAAAACATACGCAGCTCAAAGCGGAAAAATAATAACTTTATCTGAAGCTAAAGTTGCACACTCTGCTTTCCACGCAGCTTACCCAAGATTACGTTCGTGGCATCAAGAACGTAACGCTCTAATTGCTGACGGGTGGGCGTACATAAGAACTGCTTGTGGACGACGCAGATTATTGAGTTACGATGATGCGACAATGATGTGTAGTGCAAACACATTAATCCAGGGTTCAGGAGCAGACATTTTAAAAATCGCTGTAGCCAGAATAGGAGAACACTTGAGCGATGACGTACACTTAATAGCTTGTGTACACGATGAATTAATATTGGAAGTTAAGAAGGAATACGCGGAAAAATATAAACAAATTCTCGAAGATACAATGATCGAATCGGCTGAAATAGTTTTAAAAACAGTCCCAGCTGCAGCCGATGCAAATGTCGGTCATTCGTGGGCCGCAAAATAATCTTATGAGTGTTTTTTCTCAAAACACTCGATATAATTTAACCAATTCTTAAGTTCCAATGAGCTTGATAAAACTCGATATGTCCTTAAACAAGGATCTTTACGTTATAAAAGTAAATAATTTGTACCACGGTGTGATCGTTGGAGATCAAAGTCTATATGTAACGAGCGAGTCGTTTGCTTCTCCCCTTAAAGCAGCAAATCTAACAAGGCAATTAAAGAGTAAAAATAAGATTACACCTGTTGGAATTCTGAATAAAAAACAGCAAGTCCCCAAAACAAAATTTCAAACTAAAATGAGCAAAGCTAATAAGCTTTACACGGAAGCCGAAATGGACTTAATGACCAATTTACGGTTTCGCGAAGCATGGGTCATATTAAACCCACTAGGTAAATACGTGAAATCAATGTTAAAAGATAATAAAGTAGCTGAATATTCTAACATCAAAGAAAATGCTTTAATATTTAAAACTTACGAGGAAGCTCGTATGCAACAAAATACTTTAAACATGGTAATCCGACAAGGGCACTCCTTAAGGAGATTTTTTATCGCAAATAAATAATACTGCTAAACTAAATTTACAGGAAGCATTTTAAAAAATGGCATCGCCTTATCGTATTGCTGGTAATTTTTTTGGTTTTAACCCAGATGATTCGGCAGAAAACTCACAATCGGTTTTAACACAATACTTCCCCGAGTTAAGGCTTGGTTACGGGCTTAAAAACTCACGCGGAGGACGTTTAGGTCGTGCTCCTGAACAAGTTGCACAACAAGTTACGTTTACAGGTAGTCCCACAGCAACTGCCGAAACAAATAAAATGCAGCCTAAAGTCGGAACCAATATCGCTAGTCCCGAACAGCCGACTACTCCTACACAGCCGACTACTCCTACACAGCCGACTACTCCTACACAGCCGACTACTCCTATGCAGCCGACTACTCCTATGCAGCCGACTACTCCTATGCAGCCGACTACTCCTACGCAGCCTAATATCCCTAAAGCACCGACTGTTCCTAACGTTCCTGTAGTGCCAACGCCTGAACGTCCTAATCCGTTTACACCGGCACCTGCACCTGAACGTAGCTATACTCCCGACAATCCTAATCCCCAGTCAGCAGAAGAAGCAATTAAATATTTGTATCAAACACAACTAGGTCGAAAACCTGAAGAAGGAGAAACTAAATCTTGGTTGAATACAAGTGAACTTGCTGACAAGTCACTTACAGAAGATGAGTGGGCTTCCCTTAAAGCTTCGTTCCGAGCTTCCCCTGAATACGCTTCAATTAAACGTTAAATTTAGAATCAAATATTATGTTTGCGTGTGATGAGACTAAAGCGAATAGTTGGTGGGAAAATTTACCTTACGAAGATAAATTAAAAGCTTTTTATGTAGTTACAAAAAAAATACACAAAGGAGACTTATTAGATAATGGTTCGTACCGTTATGTACTTTATGATGTCTTTCAGTTCGATTGCGATGGTTATGGTTTAGGTGTGGAATCAGGCTATATGGATATACATAATGCAATTTACTCGGAGGATGATATACTTTCTGCAGCAAAAAAACTAGCTCCCAAAGGAGCCTATGACTTTACCTGCAACGACGTTTACTGATTTTTATAAATTAATTTTAAAAAAAGATTCTAAAATTTTACAAATATCACTAAAAGCTAACGACAGTAACCACGCGCAAGCACAAGCTACGGATATCTGTCGAAGCCTCAACGCTTCGGTTTATGAACTAGTTTACAAAAAACAAGATGTGTCTGCGCTCTCAGAATTATACGAAAAACTTGCTTTTAATTTGTTTAGTTACAATGTATGCACAAAATGGTTAGGTAGATTTAATAACAAAGCTCCCTGTGTTTATATATTCAACAAAAGATTGTCTATAAAAAATATAATTTTACGGTATTTAGATATCCCAGTGGATTCAAACGTAAAACTTACGTGCAACTGTACAGACTGTATAAACCCTTATCATTTTGCGTATTTGCAAGGAAAAAACTCAAAACTCTCTTGCGGAGACACGAAATTGCTCCTAGCCTATCGAAGCCAAGGCACTGGTATAAACCAGATCGCTAAGGCACTTAACGTACACCGTTCAACAATCTACAGGAAACTAAAAGATGAACGTTTTTGTTCTAGGCCTTCGAGTCACAGCTGAATCACAAGAGGACGATCAAGGAATTTTAAATGTTTTAACCGAATCGTTGCCCTCTAGCGACAAACGAGTTTCAACCAAAGTACAATTACTTCAACAAAACAAACATTATGTTGGAGGTCTTTTAAAAGGGCTACAACTGAATCAGACTGTATTAGCAATTGGTCCAACTCGACCGACCCCAGATGGTGTTCTGCAAATGCAACCTATATTGGTTGTTACACACGATAACTTTAACGATCTTCTAGCCATAAATTTGTTTATGGCCACGGGTGGACTAGGACCAAAAGTTGAAGAAGTTGAATTAAGTGATACAACGGTGACTAATAGGTCGCTTGCTTGGCAAACAGAGAACTCAGAAACAGCGTGGTTTAAACTGACGGCATGGGCTGAGCTATCCAAACAACTCTCAGATCTCGCCCCAGGAACACCGACTATTGCAGTAGGAAAAGTTTCAACTAGCGAAAAAGACGAGAAGTTTTATTTAAACTACAACGTGGACAAGATTCTTTACTTGCCCAAATCTAGTAAGACTGCACCTAAAAAAGCTGCTGACCCTGAAAAAGGTAAGGTTGCTGCAGCTGCGCTTGGTTCTATTGATTTCTCTCTTTGATTTAGGTACTAACCATGGTATTTATCGCTGGCCAATTTTCTGAAGACGAAATTCTTTGTAATGTGCCTCCACACACACTAAGAATTGACCTACAAGCTCGACGTTGGAAATCTGATGTAGATTCCGATAGCGCCATTGTAGATCGCAATGACAATGGAATTCCGATTGAATTCGTACTTCTAGGATTCAGTCCATTTTTTGGGAATCTTGGAATGCGTAATCAGGAAGAATTTCTTCGTATTGCTTACATCGGCATTAGTCCTAACCACAGGTTGCTTCCGCCTCGCTGTGTAACGACTTCAATGATTTCAGGTAAGTCTTCTCAGAAAAACTTTATTAGTTACTTCCAAACCTTGTATAACAACCGCATTAACTGTGCTTCAGTTGTTACAGCTACTAAATTTGTAACTAAAAGTTTCAATGAGCGAGATCCTGTAACGGGTGCTGACGGGGCAAAAATTAACTTTAACGCTCTTGAGTTTACTGATCGGCCAGCCGCATCAGACGAAGAAACCAAATTAATCACCGACATAGATGAGTGGATTTCAAATAAAGGGCCGGGATTAATTGCTTCCGCCCTTAAGTCGCACATCCCTGGATCGGATTTGGTTGAACTTCCGTTGGGTTCTGATCACACAGAGATTAAAGCACAGTTTGCTTCCTCTCGTCCAGTACCACAAGAAAAGACGTTTGCTGCCAGTGCTGTTCCCGCCAAAGCACTTAAATCTGCTAAAACAGAAGTCGCAGAGGTTGATGTGGAAGTCTCTGCCCCTAAACCTAAGAAAGCTGTTCAACTTACCGAAGAACAAGCAAAATCATTAGGGATAGACTTTTGACGTAAACGCTCTCCAGCTCTAAAATAAGAGCTGCAAATGCAGAAAAAATTGGCTTAACAATGCATCAAAAGGCGACTGTATAGTCGCTTTTTTTTTAAAAACTATGAAGTACAAAACAGCTCGTGTCAAGATTAACGGCATTTGGTCCGTAATCTATTTAGAACGTGTACACACTGATCTCTGGAATTTAGGGATAATTATTAGTAAATCTCGAAGAGCGGCAAACGATTGGTATTCAGGAAGAAAAAATAAACGATCACGGCGTATTGCCGCGCAACAATCTGTGGGATCTTTTAGACATTTATTAGCCGCATTTACTCGGCTTAAAAAACTGTTGTTGGAAATTCCACGCGGGCACAGTGTTTATACCTACCCAGAGTCAAAGCGCTCAGCGGTCCTTTCCCGCTATATACAACGCTTAGGTTTTACTGAAGTTCTGCAGGGTGGTCTACAACTCTGGATTCTAACAGCTGCTCGAAAGAAGGAAGTTCTATTTGATTGCGAGCACACCAATTAACCAAACATGAAAACAAACGACTATGAATTTGTTGTTGCCTATACACAGAGTTAAAAATCTCCAAAAGTTTATCTTTATCAAGTTTTTGAGCTTCGAGCATCAATCGTTGATGCGTGAACCGTTGCTCGGGGGTTTCCCATTCCATGGCGTCCACAGGGGTCCACAACTGATGTGTTAACTATACTCACTGAACGCTGTACAACCCTAAAAAATCGCTAAACTTTGTCGTGACTAACGCCCCTCAAAAAACTTTGTCAGAATTTTACAGTATTCCAAAAGGAGTAACACAAGCTTTAATTAAGAACTCGTTCATCACTGGTTCAGTTCTGGTACCTCATGATCCACTCGGGATTCTCAGCGATCAATTACGTACATATAATTTCACTGTGACGCGCAACGAAAAAGAAGAAAATATAACGGATCCTGTTTGGTGGGTGTTAGAAAAAACAAAAAAATATGATTGGGTTATTTGTAATACGATGGGTTTATCAAATTATACAGAGTATATACTTGAGTATGGAATGCAGGTGGCAACTATGGGTATAGCTGTTTTAGATCGTTTATCTTTTATAGAACCTGTTGCTAAGAGGCGAAATTTTCTATTAAACAACAAACTGTCAAACATGATTGTCTTGAACCCACGCCCGAAATTCAGGGCTTTGGGTTCGACGAAAGATTCCGTAACGAGTTGTTGGTTCGTTTTTCAGTCTCCGGATGACTGGCACGATGGCACACAAGTCACATTCGGTTTAGATTGGGGTCGCGTTGAGCCTTTACCTCCGCTCGAATAATGACATCCAAATCACAGAAATTTGAAGTTTTCCAAAAATCAATTTTGGAACAACTTATAAACACCAACGTCAAGCTTGATAAAATATGCGCTCTGTTGGTTTCAAATCAATTACTACAAGAGTGTGTGTCTCCTGACGGAGAAGTTCGTACTGCGGAAGATTGTGCAGAGATTGTTACCGAAAGTTATTCTGCGGGAATGTGTCTTAACGAAGAGTTAAGTGTTAGAAGTAAAGAATTTGATTACCAAAAATCGGAATTCTTTATAGATGATGAGGATGAAGAAGAAACAGATGACTCAGAGGAGGATGATGATGACGATAATAGCAGTCCGGCCAGATTCCCAGCAATCAAATTTTGAAAATAAACGCTAGTATTTGATTAATTCGACACAATTTTGTGTCTCAAACACGATTAACTCTAAACGGGCTTAGACACTACAACTGCGCTGGTGTTCCTAAACCGCTACCGTCTGTAACGAGTGTTTTGTCCGCCACGCAGACGGAAGAAACTCGCGCAAAACTAGCTCACTGGAATGTTTTAAACCCAGGAGTTGCAGACAAAGCAGCTGAAAGAGGGACATGGATACACAACGCAGCTGAAAACTGGATAAGAGGATTAGAAGTCATCCCGCCAAAGGAGTACATTCCGTACTGGACGGATATGCCAGAAAAATTAGAGGAGTTATTAGGGGACGGGAAAGTACTGTGGTCTGAAAAACCCTATAACCAACCGCAGTGGTCTTCCTTCACAGGTGAGGATGGTGTAGGCCGCATACATTATTACGATGAGAATACTGGGCATGGTTATGCTGGTTGTTGCGATATTATTTATGTTGATAGGAACGGGGAAACAATTCTTGGTGACTTTAAAACCTCTGTGGGACCTTACAGCTATAAATTTCCCCGAGCAAATTCAAACTTAGACGATAAGCTCAAAAAAGCTTTAGTATCTGGGGTTTTTAAATTAAAAAAAACTCAACTTCAGTTAGCAGCTTATAAACTCGCTGCTGAAAAATGTTTAGGAATTAAGATAGATAAGACACAGATAATTGTCTCAACGGCAATACCAGAATTCTCCGTTCAAGTTTTTACTTTTTCCAAGAATGACGTTGAAAAACACGAAGTTCAGTGGCTGGAAATAGTTAAAAAATTCTATGATAATCAGACGCAGAATTAACGGTTTCTTCGGTGGCCACGCTGGGAATGGCGTGTCACAATGTCCGGGCAGGAGCGAGCAATGCAATTTCATTTCAGTCGCAATCGGGAAGTACGGAAGCACGTAAGCCCCAGAACAGGTAAAATTCCGACTGGTGGAAACTTTAAAGCTTTTAATGAGAATTGGGAAAAGTTAACTCAGGATATACCTTCAATAGCTGATACCGTACAGCAAGGTTACGGTTTATGCGCGTGGCATCTCGTAGACGGTAAAAGAGCTAAGAACGAAACTGGCTGTACACAAGCAGGGTTGTTAATTATCGATATTGATAATCAAGCTGATGGTAAAGATAAAGAAGGTAACAAAATACAAAAACAAGAACTGAATGAGAAACAGGCTAAGGAATTAGATCTGTGCAAAAAATATTTAAGTTTTGCTTACTATTCTCCCAGTCACTCGGATACGTGGCCAAGATTCCGATTAGTTTTTGGCTTAGAGAAAACTATTATTGATGCTGGGTTTTATCAGTGGTTTACACGTCAAATTTCGGCTCAGATTCCTGGATCAGATATACGAGCAACTCAGGTACCTAACTTATTTTATGGGGCTAAGAGTAACACAAAACTTATTTATATTTCCGAAAATTACATACCCGCTGAAAAAATTGACGAAGCTTATCAAACTTATTTAAAACTACCTAAAGAAAATACAGGCAAAGAGGCTGCTGTCGAAGCTCTCTCAGCGGAAATTGCTCCAAACGGGATTGATTTTGAGCGCTTGCTCAGCGGAGCAGTGCGCCGAATTTTAGACGGCGAGGAGGTGTCGGATAGATCCTTCGCCATGGCCACGGCCTTCAACGAGATTATCGGGTGGTGTAACTGGTTAAACGAGGAAGGGGTGCCAGTTTCGAAAAACCCTCTTGACATAGCGAACCAAGTGTTCGAGAATATCTACGAGTACGCCCCTGAACTTGACAGCAAATTTGACCGAATCCTAAACAGCATCACAGACCCAAAAAGCCTCCGGCCCGCTTTGTCTATCGTCTCTGAGGATGGGGACTGTGCGGTCTGGAAAAAGATAAAATCTACTAATAAAGATGTCTTCGAAGAACATTGTCCGGACAATGTACGGCAAGAGTTATCTAAGAAAAAACCAAAACCAATTAACTCAATTTTGAGTTTTGACGATCCAACACTAACTTCAACTTCACTCACTAAATCCTCGGTCTCTTCTATGTCTAACTCCACGCCGTCAACACCAGCACAGTTGATTCAGATTCAATCAAATAACAAACAATTTTCCGAAAATGACATTGCAGATGTAATCGTCAACAACTACGGAGATAAATTTCTGTTTGATTCAAGCCTGGATGAGTTTTTTGCGTACGATGAGGATGAAGGTGTTTGGTATATAAATGATGAACAGCATATAAAGAAACGCATTGTAAAAACATTAGATACTTTTATTACTGCGGGAGTTTTACCTCGGTACAATTCGGCAACCGTAAGTTCGGTGTTTCAGATACTGAAAGCAAAACTACTCAGATCCGTAAATGGCGGACGCAGTTCTATCTGGCAAGCCGGTCGTGGGCTAATTGCTTTTAAAAACGGTGTGTTTAATACAAAGACACAGCAATTTACGCCCGGTAATCAAAAGGATTTATATTTCCAAACAAAACTTGCTTACGAATACAACCCAACAGCTACTTGTCCCGAATTTATAAAGTGGCTTACTTGGGCAGTCGAACCCGATAAAGTCATTATCATCCAAGCCTTTTGCCGTGCCGTCCTGACAGGGTACACAACAGGTGAAAAGTTCTTGCACTTGATTGGGGCCGGTGGGTCCGGTAAGTCCACGCTGCAGCAGGTCCTGATCGCGCTGGCGGGCTTTACCGGCACTCACACAAGCGACCTAGAGACAATAGAAACCAATCGTTTCGAAGCTCACAGCCTCATAGGAAAAAGGCTATTGCTTCTTACAGATGAAGCATCGTTCAGCAAACGATTGGACACACTTAAAAAATTAACCTCCGCTTCTGATACTTTGCGAGCGGAGCGGAAATACGGGACACAAGTTATTAACTTTAAACCAGAACTTTTAGTGTCAATTGCTTCTAACGAGCACATTAGTTCCTCCGATATAAGTTCTGGATTAGAGCGTAGGCGGTTGACTATTGTCATGAACAATGTTGTACCTGCTCTTCAGCGGCGTAATTTAATCAGTGTTTATACCGATCGTGTCGAAGGGGAATTTGCACCGGAGTTATCCGGTATTGCCACGTGGGCTCTCGATATGACTTTTGAAGATATGCGAGACGTTATGGCAAACCCAGTCAAATTCTGCCCTCAATTAAATACCACTAACTTAGAAGCACTTGTTTTCAACAACCCGATTTGTGCTTGGCTAGCTGAATGTACCCTCTACGCTCCTCAGTCCCACACTGGGCTTGGAGGTGGTGCGTTCCGCCCCAGTATTGACGAACAGGAACGAGGTTTGTATGTAAAAAATGCATATACAGAGTTGTATGCTTCGTACGCTAATTTTGCTAAGTCAAACGGATATAAAGCTAGCGCTAAACCTCGTTTCGTAGATCGTCTAAAGGAAACAGTAAACAATGTATTAAAGGTTCCTAACATCGAACCTAAATTTATAAATGGTAGAGCTGTAGTCAAGGGGCTACGATTGAAGCCTTATGATCCCTCTACGGATCGTGCTGCAAGTGGTGACATACGCTTGCCTTCACCTATAGAATACGCCTCGAACCCGACTGTCTGGGAACAGGCATTCGAAGCTCACGACAAACCTCAGGCAATCAAATGAACAACAACACTCTTCTGTACGGAATCCTCGGAATAGGTTGTGGCGGTGTTATCGGAGCCGCTATCGTCTCTCCTACAAGCCTCCCAGCATTTATTTCGGCTGCTGGTGGTGTTCTGGCAGGGACATCAATAACAATGGAATACAAACGAAAAACTGAAACCGAACTAGAGGAATCTATAAAAGTAGCAAAAAACTTTAATCATTTTTACGAATTGAATCAAGGACTTTTAAACCCACAGCAACTTGGTGTTAGCTCGAATATTTCCTTAGACAAAGCCGAAACTTTTTTAGATGCTTTATCGGCATCACAGGGAGGTCAACGAATAGAAACAGAAGAAGGTGCTGTATACAAATTCCCTCACCCTAAAAACATCTTGGATCGTTTGGCTGACAACGCCACGGCGTGGGCAATGGCTCAAAAACAAGCCCTAGAACAAGAAAATTTAGCATTAAAGCAACAACTAAATTTGTTTCAAGCCGTTATAAACTCAGCTAAAGGCGCACAAGAACGTGTACCTATTCAGGCACCCTCTATTGCGTCTATCCCGGACCCGAGCACATTAAATAAATCTAAAGAGAACATTGATGCTTGGTCGAATCTTCTATAATAAAAGAACGCGGCGTGATTGCGAACTTAAGGCCGGGCCTAATCAAGCCCGGCTTTCGCTTTCTTTATTTTCAAATAAACTGCCAACCCTCAAGACCGTTGGTGTTCCGGTAGGCAGCTTCGATTACGGCTTCGCCTACAACGGGAAGTTGATCGAGCAAATCCTTCCCGATCTGAATAGCGATTTGTCTGTGCTCATCTTGAGTCCCTGAATTTCCACGCAGGCCCACATAAAAAATCCAGCTACGTAAAGTACCCATCATATGTAGCCGTGTAGGTATACACATTAAAAGCACATTTCGTGCACATTCTTTTGCTACACCAGCAGCAATCATGTCGTCATAAAGCTTCTGAGAATCCCCGAACAGATCGCGTATACGCTTTCGAAAAGCACTTTCAACAGAATCGTCGCTAAATTTAAAACTATTTTGACGATTTGTAAGATCTTGCGAACGTAACTCAAAGTTACTGCAATCAGGTACTGCTTGAGCGAGAACGTCTAGAGGATCACAATACCTCTGACTTGTTTCTTGAAACGTAAAGCTCCTGTGCCTCAATATTTGAGGTGAAATTGCTCGTGTTGTAATAATTTCATAGGAAGCACAGACTTGCTCAAATACACTCCAATGACTATGTTTAATGCAGTATTTTAATAAGCGTTTACACTCTTCTCGCTTAGGGTCTTTTGTTGATACCCTGGCATGAGCAGCGATTACGCTCTCGGCATATGGCGTGATCCAATCAAGCTTGATCTTATGTAGAGGACTGCTGCCCACCGGGGTTCTTTGCGTTGTTCCCAGGCATAATAGCGTTAGTGATACGCTCAACCAACCCCGGATTGTCCTTTGCTACACGGCCTGCAAAGCGGGTCGCAGTGCGAGGCATCGTGGAGGGATCGGTCATAATTTCAGGTCCAGCAAATCGCATCTTTAAGTCCTCGGAAAAGTTTCTTGATAACGTAACCGACGGGTTACTTCTGCCGGTGTAATCCCGGTCATTCTGTAGGCATCTAAGCCCAAGCGTTGACCGGCCATACGAATAGGAAAATCAGAATCTCTCATTTTCCTTTTTTTAGTTTAGCTTTAGATAAAGCTAATAGATTATCAACCATATTATGTGAATT